TTGGCTACTTTATCAAACGTTGGGGTCGTGCGAATACGCATCCTTGTTAAACCCCGAATTGATATTCAGCAGTCTGCCCAGCCTCGGCTTGCGCCTTGCCAAGTAATGTTTCTTGAATAAACGGCAGCGGCAAATCTGGGTTTTCTTCCACCATTTTTCCCAAGCGAGCCCAATATTCAATCTGCTTAGGCAAAGAGCGATGCATCACAACAGCATGGGCCCGAGCCAAATCAACCAGTTCATCCGATAATTTCAATGCAGTGGACATGTCACTACTCCTAAATATATAGGTTTTATAATGGCTCAAAAAGAAACCTTTTGCAACCGTTGTTTGCCTAGTCCCTTTTAAACACCGCCACCACATAACTCAGCGTATTAGGATGTGCAGGCCACGGATTTTTGCCGTGAGGATAAACGCCCTTACCCAGCCCATATAAATCCGCATTGGCATGGATATCGCAAATATCACGATCCCTGTGCCGTGGGGAAAGCAAGAACCGCGTGCCGATGCAGCCTGGGGTTAGCTCTGCAGCGTTTTGATAGGCCGTGCCGTGAGCTCGGTTTAGCTCGGTCCTGAACACGCGGGCAGCATTGTAATAGGCGCTTCCGCCCTCTCCCGTCAGTAAATCCCTTGCGGCTTTGGCTATGTTTTTATGTTTGGCGGCATTCATGCCATCGACTGTGCCGCTCTTGCCTCTGGCCAGCATCTCTAGTGCAGCTTGCTGGGCGCTATGGCCACGAATAATGGCGTACTCAATATCATTTAAAAGCCGCTCTTTAGCCCCTCGATCTACCCGCCACAGGCGATCAGATAAACGCAGACCATCGGCCTGCCTGAATTCATGCACAAAGCGCACTGCATCATGATTAATCCGCGAGATAGATTGATTTTCATGAAATGGAGAGCTACCCAGAGCTGCAGCTTCGGGTAGTGTTTTATCCAGTAGCTGATTTTTCTCTTTGGCCACACGGTCTATTTTCTGAATGATTTGCTCTCGCAACGCAGGCAATTGGTTTAATGCAACTATATCGCCATCGATGGCGGCCGCCGCAATCTGCTCTTCAATATCGTCCGCTGCTTGCTGATAAATATCCTGCAATGCAGCCAGCGTTTCAGCGTCTAGCGCGTTCATGGCCGCTTGCGCTGCTAATGATGCCGCTTGGATTTTTTCTGCAATGGTTTGAGTACCTGGCATTAAAACGCCCACCCTAAACGCACGCGAGTTTCTATGCCCTGCTCGGCTTTGTTTAGATCCAGCCCCAGCCGCACACGTCCTAAATCCCGCTCTAGCCAAAGGCCAGGTGCTTGCTGATTAACGCCGTAGCTGGCCCCTACAGCCCAGCGTTTAGGCTCTGTAGGCATACTTTCAGCAGCGATTGGCAAATCGAGTGCGCTGATGATTTCGCCATCGGGGGAGCTGGCTACAACACGGCGGCCGTCATCACCCCGCACCAGCGATAAATCCAAATGCACCGGCCCGCAATCACTGGCCGTCAGCGCCTTAGGCTTGATGGCAATAGAAATACGGCGCTCTTCCTTGCTGCCTGCAGGCAGTAAATGTGGGGCTTTAGGCGGGGAGAGAGTAAGGGCTGATCGCTGAAGCACCAAGCTGCCATCGGCTTGCTTAATCGCTGGCTTGGGCAAAGTATCTAAGGGCACCGGAGGCTGCAGCCATGCGTGCAAGCACAGCAGCCCGACACCGAGGCTGACCATAAAAAGGATGCGTAAGGTTAAAGTTCGGTCTGTCGTTCTCATGTTTTTCTCTCGCACATCGCACGCTCTGCAGCACGGCGTTTCACCAAGCCTGGCAAGACGCGGCCACCGGCGTAAACCCAGCGCGATAATTCCGCGCAGGCCCCAGCGTAATCCACTGCATTTAGCCTGCGCGCAATACCGCTACCGCAGAATTTTTTTCCTCCCACGTTAAACACAAAAGAAAGCATGGCCGCACGCTGGCCAACGGTAAGTGGCGCCTTAATGCAGCGATCGATATCCGCATTTGCCTCAAGTAAATCTTGCTGCAGTAATGCCTGGCACTGCTCTGCCGTATAGCGCTGGCCAAGCCGCACATCAGGGCCTGTATGGCCAACACAGGCTGTGGGAATACCAATAGGGTCTAAATAGGTATGCCGTATTTCACCCTCAAATGTGGTGAGTAGCGCTGCCGCAATAACAGTTGCGGCAGATACCGCTGTGGCGGCAAGGCGCGGATTAATCATCAGCACCATCCCTATCATTAACAGGGAGAGAAGCAGACGCTCGCCAGTGTCTGCGCACCAGCCATGCAATCTGCAACAGTAGATAAACGAGAGTAGCAAGCTGGATCCAGTCATTCATAGACCAAGATCCAAACCCAGACAGCAGGAGCGTCAGGGCAGTTTTTGCGGAGACCGCAGCGGGAGTGTCGTCTTTAAGCATGGTTAGGATCTGGCTATGGATTTCCACCATCATCTATGCGAATGACAAGCTTAAAAAGGCACCAAAGCCGCCTAAAAACAAAGCGCCCCGCTCGTTTGAGCTAGGGCGCGGTGTGTGAAGCAGTTATCTACAGGTTTTCCACAGAAAACAGTGGGTAAGACCATTTTCCTGCCGTCAGGAAAATGGTCTCTCGCTAACTAGCGATGTGAGTACCACTATCCCCTTTGCGACCATTCCCCGGCGTGATTTTCACATTGGGAATCGGGTCCTCACTTGGATACGGGTCCATATTTTTAGCCTCCCACTGCCTACGCTTCTCTACCGTTGCAGCGTCATAGCCCAGCTCCTCATCAACCATGCCCTGCGGCAGGCCAACCGCACGCAATTTCAGCGCGCGATCGACTGTCTGGCTAAGCGATTCAGTACGGCGCTCGGCGAAGCTGATCGTGAAATCAAATGCATCTGGGTTCAGGCCGCGAAATAAGAGCTGTAATCTAAATGCTTGGGCGTAACCAAAGGCCAGCGTGTCTTGCAGCACATCCACTTCATCGTAATAGTCGCGCTTCAGGTCTTCTAAAATATCCCGCGCCATGCCATCGGTGTAACCCATCAGGCCCTTAGGCAGGGGCGAGCCAGCAAAGAAACAATCCATCAGATGCACCACATCACCGATCTGGTCCAGATTGGCATCGCCCTGTAGTGGTGTAACGCCGCCTTTTCTATTGCTGTAGTAATCCGTCACTACGCCATGCGCTTGATCAGCTTCTACTGCGGCGCGATATGCAGTTAAAGCCGTATCATCCGCCCCTTCCAAAACATGAGCCATACGGAGCGGCGCTCGCATGCGGCGGCGTAGAACTAAGTCTTCTTCGGTCATGACTAGCTTTTGCCAAGCGCTGCGGCTGGCATCTAAAAACGGACGGCCCATGCTGCCATAATCATCAAAATTATCTGGATCAAAACGCAAAAGGAGCAGTTGCCACAGCGGGAATGTGGCGAGGGCTTTGCCTGTCTGTAAATCAAACTGCACATAGGCCTGCGCTGGGTCGGCAAACCGGCCCGAGGCCCCCACATTGGGCTTGATTGTTTCGCTCGGCATGCGCACGGCTGCGGTAATATTCATTTCATCATCCAGCACAAACTGAAGTGCCAAATTGCCTTCTTTCACCAAACCCTGCGCGTCTGATTTCAGCTTTTCAACCCTATTGAGCTGTAGCCTACGCTGGAATGATTTCCACTCTTTAGCGATCACATCACTAGTTTCGGCCTGCTGCAAGACCAAACCGCCCTTTACCGTATCGCGGGCAATTTTGCTGTGAATACGCTTTACCCGGCCATCTCGCCTATCCATATCCCGGATATGCAGAATTGTTGCCCGCAAGCAGTAATCTACCTGCAGCGTGGCATAGAGGCGCTTGGCCTGATCTTCTGGCGTGGCACGTCGGCCAGATTCCGTAGTTGGGCGGGTTTCTTCACCGGGCTGATGCGTATCCGCTGTGGGCTTTTTAGCAAACCATCGATCAAGAATTCCCATGCACCACCCCATTTACCGTTACGTTTTTAATTGCTCGCAGCCCGTCCACCATGCCCAGGCTATGCAGCTCTTTTAAGAAATCCATCGCTTCAGGGATATGCTCTTTGACCAGCGCCACCCGTACAGCTACTGCGGCTTTTTCTTTTCCAGTCAAAGGCGCAATCACTGCTGCTGGCTGATTGCACTGAGTGGCCTGCCGAGTAGAACCCTTATAGATACTCATTTTCTATCCCGCTGAGCCAGACACTCAACAACGGGAATACCCAGCACTCGCCGCGCTCTATCGCGCACTTCTGGAGTCACTGCCCAGCCAAAAGCCTCCGTCTCTAAAAAAGCCTCAGCAAAGAGAGTTAACTCAGCAATCCGCTCTTGTTCTGTCATGATCCCAACCCCATTAATTGTTCCCGCGTTTGCACCCTGCTTTGAATCACTGTTGGCGCGCTCACCTGGCCCCGCGTCACCAGTGCCCACACACCAGCACAGGCCGCATCAAATAAGTCATCACCGATTTTGATATCAGCCATTTTGTAACTTGAATAGCCAGCCTTGGTTGGCTCGCTCTTAATATTGGAAAGCTGGCGCACTAAGGTCATCCAGTCCGCATTCGTCGGATCTTCTTCATCAAAACTTGGAATGGCCGCTTGCCTGTTATGAAATGCAGCGCGCAGCGTGCTGGCCATGCTGTGTTTAACCATGCCTTGAAAGCGAATCGGCGCGAATGGCCACTCTGTCCAGGTAGTCGCCGTACTCTGGCCATCACCAATAGTGCGGCGATCGATATGCGTTAAGCCTTTCGCATAAAGCCTATCGTTTAGGCTAGTCATCATGCCGATACCGAAGGCATCGCCCATGGCGTAATCCGGCCTAAAGTAGTCCCACAGGCCCAGCAGATCGTCTTCAACCACTCTGTCATCGGTGCCAGCTGGCCAAGTGCGGCAATAGATAATCACCACGTAATTGCCAATCTGCTCTGTAACCACAAGCGCGGATTTAGACGCCGTGGCACTCTCGCCATGCCCGCTATGGTCATAACCAAAACTTAAAAGGCCACGCTTCTTATAACGCTGCCCAGGCAAAGGCCCCGCCGCCTGCAGATTAGCAGAGAGACCAGTAGCAATGGCAAGCCGGATATACTTTTCCCAGATGTAATTGGTGGAGCGGGTATTGATGCAGAGAAACTGCCGAATCCACTCTGATTCGGTCTGCTGAGCGCGCATATCCAGCGCCCAAGATTCATTCAAAATGCCCAGCTCTATACCCAGATAAATATCAACCGCCGATAGCATCACGTACTGGCCGTTATCTAACAGCGCCTGCAGCACATCAGCGCCTTTATAAACGCCAGTAATACGGATTTGCGGCTGAAATTTAGTTGTGGAGTCTGCCCCTAAGCGGCGGGCGGAACCCAGCATGGGCAAGAAACGGCTCATTAAGCGGTCTTGCGGGCAATCATCCACTTCATCGATCGACGCAAAGCTGATGGCATCGCCATCAATCTGGCTCATGATCCCGAAAGCAGTGGCTTTGCTGCCATTGGCAAACTGGTACTGCGTGTCCTTCATTTGCCTGCGGCCATTCTTTACGCCGATATAGGCCGTCAACATTTCAGAACGGCGGATGGCCTCTAGGTGATAGCCCAAACCAATCTGCGACTGCTGCAAACGAGGTGCCACAATCCCCTCTTCTTGGTGCGGCGTCGTCGCTAAAAACTGCAGCGCATAAAGCTCTTTAACCGTCGTTTTACCTGTACGGCGGCAAGACACGTCGATTGAATTTGGATTGTTGTCCATCTCAATGCATTTGAGCACCTGCATAGGGTCAAGCTCAACACCATGCACATGCTTATGCCACAAGGCGTGCGGGCGCATTCCGGTCGCCAAATCCACCCGGCCGTAACGCATGATTTCGATCTCGGCGCGGTTTTGAACAATCACCCGCTCCCGAGCGCTAATGCGCTCATTCGCCAAAGTGCTGCCCTGTTTCAGCATGCACAGCCTGCAGGCCCGTAAAGGTTTGCCAGCGCTGCACAATCACATCCACATAGCGGGGGTCCAGCTCCATTAGCCGTGCATGGCGGCCCAGTTTCTGGCAGGCAATCAAAGTACTGCCGGAGCCGCCAAACAGGTCCAAGACAATATCGCCGCCACGGCTGCTATTACTGATGGGATAACTCATCAGCTCGACGGGCTTCATCGTGGGATGGATATCATTGCGGGAGGGGCGATCAAACCGCCAGACTGTGGTTTGTTTGCGATCGGCATACCAGCGGTGAGAGCCGGTCGGCTTCCAACCATAGAGCACCGGCTCATGCTGCCAGTGATAATCCTGACGCCCCAATACCAGCGATTGCTTTAGCCAAATGCAGCACTGCGCCAGCTTAAAGCCAGCATCTAGCATCGCCTTTCTAAAGTTCATACCCTCGCTATCGGCATGAAATACATAAAGGCCCGCGCCATCTTTAGCAAAGGCAAACATCCCCGCATAGGCATCGAGTAGGAAACGATAAAAATCACCATCTTTCATCGCATCATTTGCAATCGTCAGTTTGTCTTTAGTTTTACCCTCATAAGCCACGTTATAGGGCGGATCAGTCACCACCAGATCAGCTAAATAGCCATTCATCAATGTGGCGATATGATCCAAATTGGTGCTATCGCCACAAAGCAGACGGTGCGGCCCCAAAATCCACAGATCGCCAGGCTTGCTATATGCCTCATCAGGCACCGCTGGGGCTTCATCCTCATCACATAGCCCTTCTTCATTCAGCTCAGGCAAAAAGCGGGCCAGATCTTCTTCATCAAAGCCAATCAGCGATAGATCAAACTCCATATCCCGCAAAGCGCCCAGCTCAATTTCTAACAGGCCCTTATCCCAGCCAGCATTCATGGCCAGCTGGTTATCTGCAAGGATATAAGCCCGCTTCTGTGCCTCGCTCATATGCGATAGCTCAATCACGGGGATCTCGCTCATATTGCGCTTGGCAGCTGCCAGTACCCGGCCATGCCCCGCAATAATGCCGTTTGTGCCATCTACTAAAACAGGATTAGTCCAGCCAAACTCATCAAATGAGCGGCCAATTTGCTCGATCTGCTCTGCAGAATGGGTGCGGGCATTATTTGCGTAAGGGATCAGATCCGCGATCGGGCGGTATTCAATATAAAGCTTCATTTTTTTACACCAAGGATGTCTTTGATACGCTGCTGAAGCGCTGATTTAGCAAAGGGGTGGACGCTGCCATCCGGATAAATCAGATGTAAGGCAATGGCACGGCGCAGCAATACTTTAGTGGGGCCAATATCAAGGCCAGCCAGAGATGCAACGTCAGCCTCGCTATATTTGACGTAGGTCCACAAGCATTTCCACTCTTTAGGCTCAAGCTCAATAGGCTGCACAAGCTCAATATTTGGCCAGACGGCAATAATCTTTTGCAGACCTCGGTCTTCAAGCATGAGTAAGGTTGCTTCGATTTCCCGAGCCTCTTTTGCCCGGATATCTGCAATAAGGGTTTTAAAATTCACTGCCCACCACCGTTTTCCCGCCGATATTCAATCAGCACCGGATCACGGGCGGCATTAGCCTTGGCTTTGCCCATCTTTTCAACGAGGGCAGCCAGGCTATTAGCTTGCTGAGTCATAAAGTCAGTAACCGCCTCGCGCTGATCTCCGGCGTTTTTAAGCTGCCCCATGTCCTGGGCTTTTTCATCGACAATCTTCGGTGTCATGCCCAGATCAGCCATGCTCATATTGTTGCGGCTCAAGAATTCGGCCAGCGGTTTGAGTAGCGGATGGGCCTCAATATTGATGATCTGCGTTGTTTCGCCAGTCTGCGGATCAGCAAACTGCGCTAATTTCAGATTGCCCTCCTTATCGGTAAACCACTCTGGATTTCGAATGGCAACGCCATCAGCGAGAATGGTCTGCAGCATCTGCTGCACCATGGCCAAGGTGGCGGCCTGCATGCCGCTGAAAATCCCTGTGAGGTGCCGTGGGTCTTTTTGCTCAAAAGCAGCATGGGTTTTCATAAACAACATGGTTTGCTTTTCGCAGGCAGGCTGAGTAGCGCAGTAATCGCGGTCTACTTTGCAGCCAGAGCAAAAGGCATAGCCATCAGGCTTGGCAGGGAAATAAGTCGCTGTCTTAGCTGCTAGGCCATGGCGCATGGCATTAAAGCGCGTGCGCAGGGATTCTTCTGACGTGGGGTGGCCTTGCAGATTGGCGGCCGTTGCGGCTTTGCCCTCAGCAGTCTTAGGGCCAGTGGCATTCTTCCAAGCTTTAAAGAGGCTTTTTTCAAACGAAGCCTGTTCGACATCGTTTTTACAATACGGGCAGGGAGAAAAGTAGCGAAACGGGTGATGCTCAAGCTCAGGCGCATCGATCACCTGCGCCGGAGCCACCTTGAACGTATGGCTGCACGGGGCGCAGCGGAAGGTAATGCGAGCAACAGGAAGGGAAAGATTATGTTTAGCCATGCTGGGCATATTGCGCCAGCAGGGCAAGTCAAAAAAGGCACCAAAGCCGCCGTTTACGCGGCTTTGCTGATGATTTTGCTAATGCGATCGTTAGATAGGGATATTGCGTAATGCTCTTTCATGGCCGCTTGAATCTGGAGCGAGCTGGCCCCTTTTGCAGCCAAGGCTTTGATATGCAAATCGCGCTGGTAGCGCTGCCAGCTTTTAAACGGCCTGCAGCGCAGCAACAGCATGCCAGTATCGGTACGCGGCACATCATCCGCACGATCAACCTCGCGCCACATCTCTAAAAACGCATCGACGCCGATTTTTTCCGCGACGCGCAGCCAAAACGGCTGCAAGCCCATTTTGTCGAGATTATCCAAGCGCGGATCGCGCGGCAAAAGTTTGAAACCAGTGCAATTCTGTAGGTACCCACCTCCCCCAAGGCCGAGGGCTGATCGCCTATGCCGACCCCCCACCCCTAGCGACCCTAGCTCTTCCCTGCTGACTTCCCTAAATGCACTGCGCACTTGTACGGTGTTGCTCACTCTTCACGCCCCTGTTTACGTTACCTGATCCATTGCCCACTGCGCTTTCCTACAGGAGTACGCAGTGGTCTTATTTTGAGTTAGCCCGATATTGTAAGCGTTTTGGTAAGGATGGCTGAACCCCCGTCAACCCTAAGCTTTCTTCTTTAGAACAGTGGAACTAGATACGGGCTATTAAATTTGTACACATCAACTTGAAACCGAACTGTCCTTCTTTGCTTTCAAAAACTCACCACCTCCTTTACCCTGCTCAGATAAAAAGATCGGACTTAGTGTCCAGCTCGAAATTAATCATCTATATCTGACACCAGTTTAACTACGGGCTTGATCTCACCCGCAAGTAGTAGATCTGAATAAATTGCCTGAGCCATCTCATAGTTAATAATGTGCTTATCATGTGGTACTCCAATCACAAACACAGAGATTTCCTTAGGTGAAAACGAAAAACTTTTAGGCAGTTTTAGCTTTTTTTTGGCATGACCATCAGCTCCATTGCACTGATCACAGATGATTGTCCGTGGAAACCTAGACTGCCCATTAGAAAAAAATTCAACCGAGTGATCATGATGTTTGTGAAGTGGTGCCACCCAACCTTGAAATGGGCTTGCACTATTGGGAAACCGAGTTGTCCACCGAAGAGTTTGAAATTTGGTTCGATGACATACCGGACACTGCCAATCAGGACCAACCTCCTCCCACAAAAGGGGAGTATGCGCACCTTTGTACGCAAGAAAATCATCAAGACTAGGAACACGCCTTTTCATAGATACCTGACCTTTGAAATAAATAGCACCCTTCAATTTATACCTGCCCCATTCGTTTTAATAACTCAGAAGCTGGCGTACGAATTTTTGCCAGTGGATTTGCCCGATCAATGGTTTCGGTCTTCTTTTTCATTGCCAGGTGCGTATAGATCCGGGTGGAGTCTGCTGACGAATGCCCCATCAGCTCGCCGGTTTGGTTTTCTGGCACATCGGATTCGGTCAGCTCGGTGCCAAAGCGGTGGCGCAAGGCGTGCGGGTGGAGCTGATCCTTTGGGACTCCTGCCTTTAGGCCGTGCCGAATCACAATACCCTGCACGCCTCGAGCAGAAAGCCGACGACGCTCGCCAATGAACTCATGCGCGGGAATGCGGCGGTTATTGGTAGAAACAAACAGCGGCTGATCGCCATTAGCCAGTGCCGAATCAATATCCACATGATCTTCGTGCTCCATATAAACCCGAAGCAAAAGCTCGGCCTCACGCGGCAGCGGCACCAGCCGCTCCTTCTCACCCTTCTCAAATGTCCGCACCGATAATCGCGGCTGGCCATCCACCGTAAACGGCACCAAGCTGCTGCGGTTTAATGCCACCAGCCCCGCCAGGCGCAGCCCGCAACCAATTAGCACTGCGAACAGCGCAGCATCACGAATCCCCTCAAAGGTTGCCAGATCCGGGGCAGAAACCAGCCGCTCTGCGTTTGATAGCTCAATGACTCGCGGTAGCGGTTTTCCTGATTTGGGGTATGGCAGGCTTTCTGCAGGGTTTTTCCCGCTGATATGACCAATGCGATGCAGCCATTTATAAAACTCACGGATGCAGGATATATACGGGATCCGGCTACGGGCATGCAGCTGAAATGTTTTATTTAAATACATGCCGGTAAATAGCAGCAGCTGCTGATCATCACACTCACGCGGATCTTGCCCCTTTAGCCAGGCACCGAAGCGCGACAAAATATCGCCATATGCCTGAATCGTCCGTACAGAGCAGCCATCATTCATGCGTTTGTACTCTAAAAAGCGATCCTTGAAAGAATCCATCATTTACATGCTCAACAAAAGGGGTGGGGCAAAACAAACCGTGATCCGTGGACCAGCGCACACCACATTATAACCCTTTGTTTTTCTTGAATAAATCAATTAAATCAATCCACCACTAAGCCGTGGATTAGCTTTGCAATTCGTGGACAGTTTGGCGTAATTTTTTATCTTCCGTGGATTTATATCTGCAATCCGTGGATTCTATTTTTTGCCTTTATCTATCTCTATCTCTTTATTTTAAAAAGAAAAAGAAAGGAATAAGGGTAAAAAAAAACCCAAATCAGAACAAAATTAAAACCGTGGGGAAAAGAGGGTAAACCGTGGAATTAAACATATAAACCGTGGGTATAGTTTTCTAATTAATCAAAGACTTAGCGGCCAAGAGTAGCAAAATCCACGGGTCGTGCATACCTGCGCCAATTTCTTATTCAGCCTTACCCCTCGGAGCCTTCTTTTCAGACTTTTCACTAGGCTGGCCAGCTTTAGAGCCACACCCAAGGCTAGCGACAGCCAGCGCTGCTCACCTTTGCCTTCTTGGCCAGCGGCGCAGCCGGAGCGCGGCCTTTTTCCTGCGTGGGGGGTACGGGGGACAAAGCAAAGGCCAAGCAACACAGCCCCTTTGTGTGGATGTTAAGAAGCCGGCGCAAGGCCGGCTTCAGGTGTTTGAATATATAGGCGGAGAGAAGGGCAAGGTTAGCCAAGCCAAACGAATATGTTCACCTGTACTTATGCATTTATCCAATGGGTTGACAGGCAGCACGCGGCCACTACCGACACTCAGCGAGCCTCATCATGAATAGCAGATAAGCATTTGGAAGCGGTCGCTAAGCTATCCTTGCCGAGCGGCATCAATTCGGCCTTAGCAGACGGTAAGCGCAACCTTGTTTGGCGGCCAAATTTAGTGTGCAACTACACACTACATAAATCAACCAACAAGCTGAGTAGGCACAACAAAGCTGGCAACGGAGCCAAGTTTGAATTAGCGCTTGAGTTTCTTAATTTCCGCTGCAATATCAGCTTGCCTTGCGCTTTCATCCCACCCATCTGCGATGCACTCCAGCATAGCTACAGTGCGTGGCGATGCTGATTGTTGTGCCCACTGGCGATAACAAGAAGCAAGAGTCCGTTCCTGTTCCCCTCCCTCAAAGTACCCCTTAGAGTAGACACCTCGCATATTATTACGCTCAATCTTAATCCCATTTTCCAAGATTTCCGATGCAATCTGCTCGATGACTGAGGAAACTTCTGGTGGTGGCCAAGCTCCATTAACCAAGTTCGGGTTGGAGTGCGCGAGAAGTTGGCCTAAAAATTCGTCTGCGATGTCTCCACGACCGCTTGCTGCAGTCAACCTTCGAACTTCCAAAACCCAAGAAAAAAGAGTCGGCTCGTCGATGATGCCGTCCTGATCTCCAGGAATGATGTGGAAGGACTTGAGAAGTCGGTAAGAAAGCCTTGCTCTTGTCTGCTCGGCCTCTGACGGATTAGGATTCCTTTCCTCATTTTTACTAACAAAGACACTCTCAATGATGCTAACGTATTCGGCCGCCTCCTTCGCTAGCAGAGCATGAATGGAGAGCCCCTTGACGCTGCCTTCAATCAATGGAAGATAACTGTATTCACGCTTTGCTACCTCCACAAGTGCCACGTCATCTCGACCAGCAAGCGTCGTAAACACGCCACTAACAGCATAACTAAGCATTGAAGAAGCGTCACGTTGACTAGCAATCTCAGCGAGAGATTCGTCTAATAAGTACAGTAACGTCTGCGAAGCAAGATCCTCAACGCGCTTATGAAGTGACATTATCACTTTCAAGCTGTGACCGACTCGGCGAAGTTCTGCTATTGCCTCTTGGAGGTTTTCAGTAGGCACATTCCAAGGCAAGGAACCAACCTCACGCCAGTAGATATCTGCAAACTCTTGGCCCAAGGATTGAACAAATGCCCACGTCTCGACATCGTTCGACCAGTTAGCGAGAAGCCAAGCTAGGTCTTTCAATGATTTACAGCGCGGAATAACGAATTCTGTGAAGTAGCTAACCCAAGCCTCACCATCGCGACGCCTCAAGCTACCAGAAATTAGGCATGCCAAGCCATAGCACTCTCCGCCAGCATCCATGAGGGAAAAAATGAGATTGGCCGCATCGTTGAAAGGCAGCTCAAGAGCATCGAATGCTTGCCCCATCTGGCGAGGCATGTTGACGGTCGTAGCCAATCGCAGAAGTCCTGGAATACCTAGTTCAGCATGAACACGGCGGAGTTCCGCAATCCTAATTACTTCAGCATCCTCTAACATGGTGTTCAAATTTCCACCCAAATGCGGGGTCCATGCATCAAACAGGTGGCGAACCTGTGCGACTAAATCAGAGGGCCGGTAAATGTCCACCAACTGCTTAAGACGCGCCAGTTCCGCCCCCTTAAGTGACCAATCGGTATCCTGAAACGCTTCTTGATGCGCAGTAAAATCTCTGATTTTATGCCAAAGAACGCTGCCTTCAGGTTTTGAATAAAGCTTTAGATTAACCTCGAACAAATCGATCAAGCGCTCTCTATTTTGGGGCTGCAAGTTATCGAGATGGTCGACAAGTATGGTTACACGTTGCTCTTCTTGATGCGCAAGCTCAATCACTCGATTCAAAGCGCGAGTCTCTGCCTCCCAAACTAGGCCGAAAGTAATCTCTTCAGGCTCAAGAGATTCCGTATCACGTAATTTGGGTCGCGCTGTAGGTTCACTTATATCGTGCGTGCGTGGCATCAGTAGGAGTAGCAGCTCCCACGCAACATCTGGTAATCCACTAATTAAGTGGTCAATAGCAAGAAATCGTCGCTTCAGGTCAGCGTTGGTATTAGGTGACCATGCCAAGAAAATTGTCCTCAAACTACTCAGAGGACGGTTTCCATTCTTAGATTCCTTATTTGGGTCGATAGCAGCAAGCTTTCCTAAAACGAAAGTAACCCGAAGCAATAGTTTTGGATCCCACGCCAAGACTTCAAGAGCCCATAATACGTAGATATGCGGACTGTCGTTATTAAAGAAATAGTTATTATTATTTGACTCTTGAAAAAGACCGAGTGCATCGTCAGCTTGGCCCTCGAGACTCTTCTCGAGGGCTTCCAAGAAAGGGATGGGAGCAGCCTCTGCAACTGCTGTCAATTGCGGCAGGATTGGAAGTATCCAGCGATGATTATGTGCGAAGTTAGGAAGAGAACGAATAACGTCATCGACGTATCGTTGAGGTGTTGTTCCGCTCAATTGAAGACCACCAACATCTGGCATAGCGGCGAACAACATCAGGGTATATGCAAGACCATCTCGCAGCCAGCTACTGTAATCCGCTGGAGCACGATAGCTAAAGGAAAACTTCTCTTCTGTACTAGGTTTAGCAACTTCGTGGCCTAGGACGCGAATTGCTGCCGCCTTGAGACGCTGAAGGTCGTTTTCATCAATGAGATGCCCATAGTGCTGGAAGGCATCAACAGCTGCTCTTACCTGCCAAACTTGCTCCACCATGTCAAAAGGTGGATCTGACATGTTCAGAGTCTGCCTGATTTGCGCTTCTACAGCGACGTAGTCCGTACCTCCAGCGAGACTTGCGACAACCGTCTTGTCAAGCTCCGAGTCAGTACTCCATCCACCTGCGAGTAACGCAGGTTTGAGCTGTACAGCCAGATGGGCCCATTCAGCGTTTGCTTCAATACCGGCTGAAGGATGCAGGCGTCGAAGAATAGTAAGGCTTCGACCACATTTTTGCGCCAAAACATAACCATCTTGACGGTCAATGTTCATTGACTCCATAGCCTCGGCCATAGCGCTAGCAGTAGGCCTCTTCAGGAGAGGAAGCCCTTGGCGCTTACGCTGCTGACCAGTTGCGGCGGTCAGAGTCGGCCCCTTCTGTCCGAGCGGACCGGCGAGCTTTTCCGCTTCTTTCCATACGAGGAAGGTCATGTCCTTCATCCCCATAAGGAATTGTGCGGCGTCATAAGTCTCGACAACCATCGTCCGAGCTTCAAGCGTCTTACGAACTTCCTCTGGTGCAGTGCGAATGACCGCAACAGCAAAAGCAATAACCTCTTCTGCCGAGTCCGCAGCCAAAGTGAAGTTTTGTGGGCCTCCGCTCAGCACCTGCAGAAGCTGCACAGCTTCACTCTCACGCCCACACAAGAGCATTTTTTCTGTGAGCGCAGGCTTAAAACTCCCGCTATAGCACTCCCAAAACTCATCCGTACTAAGTGCGCCGTTACGAGGCGCCTTTTCAAGAATGTTCCTCGCGTATCGAGCAGCCACAGCGGGCTTCTCTTCAAGCCAGTTCGCTAGGACAGTACCATCGATGAAGTGAATCTCTCGCCATTTCCCTTCAGCGTTTCGGTCAGCTAACCAAGTGACCAAAGTTTCCTGTGGTGTATCCCAGGAGTGTAGATTAAGCATCACGAAGGCATTCTCGGTCATTACATGTTCCGGTGTCTTCAATGTACGCTTATCGTAATCGCTTTGTGCCTTAGTCTTGCCAGCTGATGTTGTACCGAACTCCCATTTGGATTTACCGGCTGGAACCCTAGAAACGGCCTTTGTTGTCTCTAAGTCGCCATCAAAACCTCGCAAGGTTCCTGAGCTTTGACCTGGAAACCTAAAGTTATTTACATCCGCGACGGTCGCACGAATAAGGTTGCCGACAAGGTCTACGAAGAGCTCGCGGGCATCAGTCCGGCGACTCCAGGTCTTCAGGTCTTCGTCGGTAATCCATTTCATGTTTCATTCTTCCTGCTGTTGATGATGATGCAGTCCGTAGCCCTGTTCAAACAACCGGCTAATGCCTTCGTGGCGCAGATCGTGAATTTAGATCGTTAATCCCAGCCAGAACAAACAGCAGCTCAAATCGCCCTTACACTACCTCCATGATAAGGAAATATCCGTTCGTCAGGTCGATTTTGTGCTTGAATAATTCAAAGTAACTTCCCCAGTAAGGGTACGGCTTGATGATGGCGAAGCTTTTCTTGAGGGTCTTTGCGATCTCAAATCAGGATAGTACGTTCGGCTTCGTTCAGATCCGCCCAGCTCAGGCCAGTGGCAATTGAGATGTGCTGCCAAATATGGTCATCAGCGCTTGGGATAAAATTTAGCAAACATAGCCTTTATTTGTCCGCTTTGGCCGAGGAGCGGAAGAGTTGCTGAAGGATTGAGTGTCTGCAACCGTGAATGCTGCGGACGCTCGACAGGGAGAAATCATCACGTCTGAGAGGCTGCTTCTGGACGACTGTGGCCTGTCGCTTAGTTTAACCAGATCCACCTCAGTCGAGCATTACCCTCCTAATTAGTACGCGCAGTGGCATAGTCCGATACGTTTGAGCGGATATTCGCATTTAGCAAAATGAAGGGTAAGACTTAGCCAAGCCAAACGATCATGGCCACCTGATGAGGTGGCCATATCATAAAAAAGGGGCCAAGGCCCCAAGGTTTAGACTATTTCAATCCCAACGTAGCGGGCGTAATCGCCTCCTGAAGGGTCAACAAACAAAGTGCTACGCTTAGGCGCTGTGATCACGATGACGCTCCGTAGGCCGTTTTTGCTACCGCCCTTACCCGCCATCCAGTCATGCGAAGCAAGCAGCGACTCGGTAAAAGCATCGTATTCTCTACTACTCAGCTCCTTTTTAAGCTCTACCCTTACCTGCTCTGCTCTACCTTCTTCTAGCTCATAGCGCGCTTGCTCATGCACGTCGCTAAGGCTGTATGGCTTACGGGAAAAATATATATTTGAAAATGTATTGGCGTTCATTTTGCGGCTCTAGTTCGGTTTGGAATGAACACACATTCGCTCTGTTTAGCCGTCTAAGCAACTCATTAATAGATAAAAACTTCATCTATTTTTAGTTCCGCAAAGTGATTTTCACCCTATATAGAATAAGGGCTGACAAGATGGCATTCCCCCCGTTTTGCGGAACAGTAAACCATCATAAAGCCTTGCAAATACTGGCTTTAACACCAGACTTAAAATCCCTCGCTTATGGCGTATCGGTTCAAGTCCGATCCCGGGCACCACAGCAAAATATTAAGCCCGCATCCTCACGGATTAGCGGGTTTTTTGTTTTTTAGGCTCGGCGTTTACTTCCCAGCTGCTAAATCAATAAATGCTCCCGTTGCATAAGATGCCTCATCGGACAAGCCACATAATGGCATGGGCCCCCTCTAAGGCGGTGCCACCGCGCTGCATGGGGATAGTAGATTTAAGACAATCTGCCCTCCCTGCCTCACCGCCGTCTGCATGAATATCGGTGTAGATAAAAGCTGGCCTGACAGCATTGACACGAATAGCTTCACTGATGACTTCTTTGGATAAGCCAAAGGTCAGGGTATCAATGGCACCTTTCGAAGCTGCATAATCCACGTATCCCCCCGCCGAGCCAAGGCACGATGCCGCGGATGAGACATTAACAATCGCCCCGCCGCTGCCACTATAACGATTAGACATCCGCTTGACGGCTTCTTTAGCGCATAAAAAATAGGGAATCACATTGCTGGCAAAAATGCGATTTAAACGAGCGCCATCCATTTCATCCACTCGCATTTGTTGCTCTAAAATATCTGCGTTGTTAACCAGAGCCGTAATAGGGCCAAACTGCTCGTCAAAGATTTGAAATAGGCGCTGCACTTCGGCCTCAAGCGATACATCCGCAGCCACAGCAATGGCAACGCCACCTGAGGCGGTGATCTCATCCGCAACACTTTGAACCGCAGCGTGGTTTTTTAAGCAATTTACGCAAACAGCATAGCCACGCGTGGCAGCCAATTTGGCGGTCGCGGCACCAATGCCTTGGCTAGCACCGGTAATAACGATCACTTTATTCATCTCTTCTCAATGTGATTAAACTTAAGCGCGCACCACCGCCGCCAAAGCTTCAATATCCCCCGCCATAATCTCAGCTAAATGCTGGCTAATGATTTCCACCGGCCAATCCCACCAAGCTATTTCTTCTAATCTTGCCACTTGATCTAGGGTAAAGCGATGCTTAATAAGCTTTGCTGGATTACCACCAGCAACGGTGTAGGCAGGGATATCACAAGTAACAACAGATCGAGCAGAAATCACTGCACCATGGCCAATTTTAACGCCGGGCATAATTAATGCATCAAAACCTATCCAGACATCATGACCAATAATGGTATCGCCTTTGTATGGAAAGTCAGAGAGTGGAGGGGCGTTCTTTTCCCAGCCATTGCCAAATACTTGAAAGGGATAGGTTGAAATACCAGAAAGCTTATGATTGGCACCATTCATTATAAATTTTACCCCCTTAGCTATGGCGCAAAATTTACCAATGATTAATTTATCGCCTATAAAGGGGTAGTGGTAAAGCACATTGCGTTCGAAGTTTTCTGAATCTTCTGGGTCATCGTAATAGCTGTAGTCACCAATGATGATATTTGGATTAGCCACGGTGTTTTTAATAAAACAGACCTGAGGAAAGCCATCCTTAGGGTGAGGGTTATCTGGACTTGGGCCGATGGTCATGATGACTCCTGCTACAGTTTAATTAACAAGATAAAGGGTGGCTGCAATTTAGATTATTTTCAAGAGGGCATACTCCAAACACACCAATAAGAAGTGCCTAGACAAGAGTACTTATTTGGCCTAAATTGTAATTAATACCTAAGCCACAATTTAAATGCATAAGCATATCCTAATAACATTATTAAAAGAGGATAATTCGGATTAATTCTCTTTACTTTTAGGTCAATGTATGAAATCAATTAGAAGTAAAATCACGCTATTAATCGCTTTGTCGATGCTTTTTGCAACAATCAGCATCACCCTGATTACTTGCTTTAACATCCGCAATCACACCTACGCCGAAGCCGAGCGAGAGGTAGATTTGGTTGTCGCAGGCCAATCGGCAATGATCAGCCAGTGGCTTAATGCACGTAAGCGCGTTGTTAAATCTGCACTGCGCCATAGCGGTGAAGAGAACGTCAGCCTTTATTTGCAACAGCTTGCAGATGCGGGTGGCTATAGCCTGATGTTTGAAGGCGATGGCACAAACAAAACGATGATGTATTCAGTACCCGGCCAAAGTAAACCGAGCCCTGAGTATGATCCAGCAGCACGCCCTTGGTATATTCAGGCAAAATCAGCCAATGATGTGATTCTTTCAGAGCCTTACCACGATGCCGCCCTGAATGAATTGGTCATCACTTTGGCACAAAAAGTCGGTGGTCAAGAGAAAGTAATTGGTGGCGATATTTTAATTGGCGACTTGGTGAAATCTACTCTTGCCATCAAGCTGGCAGGCAATGGCCATGTATTTTTAATGACCAAAGAAGGTAAAGTCATTGCTTATCCTAAGTCAGGATTTGAGCTTAAGCCCATTACTGAGTTAATCCCAAGCTTAGACAGCCAGCACTTATCAGCACTTTTAAATAAAGGAAGTGCCAGTCAAGTAGAAATTGCAGGTGAGCCATTTTTAATCAAGCTTTCCCCAATTGCGGGTAGTGACTGGATACTAGGTGTTGCCCTAGATAAGGCTGAAATTGATGCGCCGCTTATTCGCTTGATTATGATCATTATTGCCGCCGTTGTATTAGTCTTAATTATCGTACTTACATTCTGTACCACTTATTTAGTTCGCTTATTGGCGGGCTTATTACAGATTCGCGATGCCATGCTGGATATATCCAAGGGCGAAGCCGATTTAACTCAGCGCATCCCAAGTACTGGTAACGATGAGGTGGCTGAAACCGCACAGGCGTTTAACCTGTTTATTGAGCGCTTAAATATTTTATTTAAAGAATTACGCCGTGAAGCCATTGAGCTAACCGGAGGGGTAAGTACAGTTAATCACTCAGTACTAAAACTTGCAGATGATTCACACATGCTGGCCGATATTTCTAGCTCTAATGCCGCAGCCATCGAAGAAGTGAGCGTCAGCATCTCGCATATTGCCGAAGCCGCGCGCGAAACCGACAATCTAGTGAAAGACGCGGCAAAAGCTTCGCTGCATGGTAGCGAAAACGTGCTTAAAATCAGCACAGAAATGGAGCACACGCGCCAATCAGTCAATGATTTATCTAGCCTACTGGTATCACTAGAGCATCGCTCCCAAGATATTAGCAAAATCACCAATGTGATTCGCGAAATTGCCGACCAAACCAATCTACTGGCACTGAATGCTGCGATTGAAGCGGCACGAGCTGGTGAGCAAGGCCGCGGCTTTGCCGTAGTGGCTGATGAAGTGCGCAAGCTAGCTGAGCGCACGGGCAAGGCCACCATGGAGATCAGCCAGATGATTGGCGATATCCTTAGCGAAACAGGCCTTGCTGTTAGCAATATGCAAACCACGGTAAAGGCCGTAGATGTAAGTAGCGCACTCACCCAAACTGCTAGCGAGCACATGCTGTTGATTGGCCATTCGATGAAACAAGTAACCGAAAGAATCGGTGAGATTGCGCTATCTACTAGTGAGCAGCAAAACGCTACCACCGCCATGGCGCAAAGCACAGAATCGATTAATGGCCAAATTCTTGATTCTGATGCGGCCCTGCAATTCTCTATGAAAACGCTAAAAATGCTCGATGAATTAGCTAAAAATATGCAGGATACTTTTAATCGCTTTAAAATTTAATTAATTGTGTTTACTCACGCGCTGCCCTGCTGGGTGGCGCTTTTTTTGGACATAATTATGCCAATGAGTTAATTGTGCCGATTCACTTATCCTCGCTTGTATTATTTTAAACAAAAAACAAACGACGTAAGGGAATCCCCAGTAGTAAGATCTTCATTTAGCTCTTATCCTCCCCCCCTAAATCATTCCGCATTCAAAGCCCCTTTCTATTCACTAGAAATCGGCTGCGCGTTATTATTAAATAATGCCATATAGATAACAAAAGGAAATTCAATGCCACAGGTAAAAAATCCACTCATTAGGCTATTGAACAGCACCAGTTTAGTCAGTCAAATATTAGTTGGCTTAATTCTAGGCATTATGCTTGCGCTATTCTTTCCTGAATTTGCCGAATCATCTGGCTTATTAGGTAATTTATTTGTAAGCGCGTTAAAAGCTGTCGCGCCAATTTTGGTATTTGTATTAGTTGCTGCATCGATTACCAATCAGAAACCCAGCCAAAAATCAAATATGCGGCCTATTCTGGTTTTATATTTATTCGGCACCTTCGCCGCTGCAGTAGTCGCTGTGGCTGCTAGTTTTTTATTTCCATCTACATTAATTTTGGTCAAACAGGCCAGCGACATCACCCCGCCTAGCGGCATTGTTGAAGTGCTGCGTAGCCTGCTGCTTAGCGTGGTAGATAACCCAGTAAAAGCACTAATGAACGCAAACTTCATCGGCATTTTAGCTTGGGCAGTGGCACTGGGCGTTGCCATGCGCCACGCCAATGAAACGACTAAAACCGTGATAAGCGATTTATCGGGCGGCGTGTCAGTGATTGTGGGTGTGGTAATTCGCTTTGCACCGCTAGGGATTTTTGGCTTGGTGGCCTCTACCATTGCTGAAACAGGGATTGAATCGTTGTTGAACTACGCTCATCTGTTATTAGTACTGGTAGGCAGCATGCTGTTTGTAGCACTGGTGATGAACCCAGCGATTGTGTTCTGGAAACTACGCCGCAATCCCTATCCATTAGTATTTGCTTGCCTACGTGAAAGTGGCGTTACCGCCTTCTTTACCCGTAGCTCCGCCGCCAATATCCCGGTAAATATGGCGCTATGCAAAAAACTAGGTCTGCATGAAGACGATTACTCGATATCGATTCCACTAGGCGCAACCATTAATATGACCGGCGCGGCGATCACTATTTCGGTACTGACTTTAGCAGCAGTCAACACCCTAGGTATTCAAGTTGATTTACCAACTGCACTTCTCCTCAGCGTTGTCTCTGCCATTTGTGCCTGCGGTGCTTCTGGCGTGGCGGGTGGCTCGCTCTTGCTGATTCCTATGGCTTGTAGCTTGTTTGGTATCTCTAATGATCTAGCCATGCAAGTAGTTGCCGTCGGCTTTATTATTGGCGTACTGCAAGATTCCGCCGAAACCGCCTTAAATTCATCCACCGATGTCTTATTCACTGCTGCAGCCTGCCAAGCCGCCAGCAATAAAGCACAAGATCAACTGGCTTTTGCTGATCGCTAAGCGCTCAGTAGCCTAATATCCTTTTCAAAAGCGCAGATCAATCTGCGCTTTTTTATATCCGTTTACTACACTCCCGCGGACTACTCGTAAAAATTCCTTTCCTCTGGAGCGGCAAACTGCGAGAATCAATTGACCCATCAATCATTGACCAGTCTACTATGCAAACACCCAACACCGAACGCACTTTCACGCAATCCTTGCTCGCCATGTTGGGTATTTGCTTTGTGACCATGATGGTGGCCCTTGATCAAACCGTGGTGGCCACCGCACTGCCCACCATCGTGGCAGAGCTGCATGGCTTTGAGCTTTATGCTTGGGTTTCTACCGCTTATTTACTGGCATCGGTGGTTACCATTCCCATCTTTGGCCGCTTAGGCGATTACTATGGCCGGCGGCCCTTTGTGGTAGTGGCCATCATCATCTTTACCTTGGCATCCAT